TTATTTTAAAAGTGCTATGCCTAAATTTAGATACGTCGCAAATAAAATCCAAATTAAGTAAGGCAGAGTTAGCCAAAAGCTTAGTTTATTAATTTTGAAATAGATTGCCAGCAAATAACCTACCAAAATATCTAGGATAACCAAGACTAGAAGAGCTACCCAGTGCAATGTTAACCCAAAGAAGAGAATACTCCAAAAGAAATTCACGCTAAGCTGCATAAAATACCATTTTAGAGCTTGTTTCGATTCTATCGTATTTTGATTATATACTATTGCCACGGCTATACCCATACCGGCATAGAGTATTGGCCAGACAATGCCAAACAATTGCCCCGCTGGGGAGAACGGTGGTTTATTTAATTGAGCATATTTCTGACTAATATCACCTGACAGCAAACTACTGATATATCCAACCAATTCAGTTCCAATAACAAATAAAACAAAAGGCACAAATTTATTCTTTTTATTCTGCAATTTTATCACCTCTTGGTTATTTTATTCCATCATGCAGCGATATATGTACGGTTTTATCAATCTATTTTAGAATACAAACACGGGGAAAAGATTGGCTCAGATAGCTGTACCGTATATGTTGATTAATGTATAAAGAGATTTATACACATCAAAGATACAAACATTAAAAATCGGTTTTGATAAAAAATTTTATTGCTTATTCAAACATCAAAATAGATGGTTAGTCGGGTTAGTGTTGGTAGATTGAATCAAAGCAAATAGTTTCAATTCATTTACTTTTTAAAATTATATTGTAAAACAATCCCATTTAAGATACAATTGTGACATATTATCACTATAAATGGAGGGGTTTATTTTATGGTCTGGTATCAGAAAAGATGGGTCATTATCTTAAGTTCTATCGTGTTCTTTCCTTTAGGATTTTTCTTAATTAAAAAGAAATATCCGGGGTTAAAAAAGTGGAAAAATATCTCTTTGTATGTTCTCCTAAGTTTTTGGACTCTTATTTTTATTGCTGCTATTTTTGGAAAACCCCCTAAGCCAGAATCTATTGAAATTGACAGCAATATTGTTTCATTTGATTTGAACACAAGCAAAGAAGTGACGTTCACCGTGTCGCCTGCCAGCGCTAAAATTAATGAAGGTGAACTATCTTTTCTAGTTTCTCCTAATAATTTACTGGCAGTAAAAGACCTATCAGACTATGAAAACAAAGAGTACCGCCTAGCTATTCAAAGCCAAACTGCTGAAGGCAATGCTGACATTACAATAGGTTATGGCGATATAAGCAGCAATATTTTGGAAGTACAAGTTGTGAATACCGCCCGTGTAGAAGCTGTCTCCTCTTTAGAAGAGAAAATAGCTGCATTATCCCCTGTTACCATTGATAAGGAAAATGATATAAAGCAAGTCAGACAGCTTTATGATTCTATGGATTCAGAATGGAAAAAAACTGTCTCGAGTGTCAATCAGTTAGAAAAGGCTGAACAGGAAATTGAAGCGCGATATAATCAATTGATTGAGCCTATTAGTGCCGCTATTAAAGCAATAGGCGATGTCACACTTGACAGCGAGCCAACGATTGTAAAAGCAAGAGCTCTCTATGATGAAAGTGACCATAGTATAAAAGCGAAGATACCTAATGAATCTGTCACTATACTGATTGAAGCAGAAAAGGGTCTAAATGTACTAAAACTAGAGGCTGCGGCAGCTCCTGTTGTAGAAGCAATCAACCACATATCAATTGATAGCCAAGCAAGCATTACACAGGCAAGGACAACGTATGATGCTTTACCAGATAAAGTGAAACAATATGTTACCAATTATGAAAACTTAATGACAAACGAGCAAGAATACCAGCGAATATCAGAAGAAAAAGCTGCAGCTACCGAAGCTGCTGCGCAAGAGGAAAGAGCAGCAGCTGAAGCGGCAGCACAAGAGCAAGAATCAGCTGCAGTCGGTCAGACTGTGTATTGGGTCTCTAGCGGTGAAGTTTACCATAGTACAAAAGATTGTCCTTCACTGGGTAGGTCAAAAAATATTTATTCAGGGTCAATCGGCGCATCTGGCAAAAGCAGACCTTGTAAAAATTGTTATCATTAATAAACATTTTTGTGTAGCCGCCAAATTTACAAAAATATAATTAAAACCGTTTTGAAAGGTTTTAGCTTCACTTTATAAATCAATAAGAAAGCCCCTCTCTGCATAACGCAAAGAGGGGCTAATCAAATTCTAATAGCTTGGAATGGGGCTAGCAATCTTGTTTTTAGTAAAGATAATATTGCTAGCCCGTCCTGTATTGAGCAGCAAACGACGGATTCTCAAATTTGAGAATCTACATTGCCACTTGCACAAGAGAGCTCTGTTCCCATCACTTTAGCCAGCATCTCATTTTTCCTGCGCCTCTTTAGACTTGTTTTTTAGTATGTCAATCGACTTTGTAATGGCAGGATTGATAGGCACACCCATAAGCCCAGCATTTTCTGTGATAGATATCGCCTCATTGGCTAAATACGCAATGACAACGGCATCACGGACAAAGCTTGTCCCAATGACTTTGTCCAGTAGCGCTGCAACCAATACCATAACTAAAATCATGCCTTTGCGCATAAGTCCTTTAAACCCAGTCCTGCTATCTAAACCTCCATTTGGTGATTTAAGCGATTTGCCAAGCTTTGCAACGACAAGTCCTGATATGTAGTCAATTGCCATAAAAATGATTAGTGTAGTCAAGGCCACGTCCCAACCTCCAAATAGAGCAGCAATTGTGCTGCCGATAATTCCAATGACGGTAGACACGCTGTTTTCTTGTATAACGGATAAAACTTTTATCAACGCATTTTCTTTCATTTTGATTGCCTTTCTTTTACGCTGTCCTGCGCCACATATATACAGTAATGTAAGGCTGTAATTGGTTGATTTCCTCTCGTGGATTGCTATGGCTATACCCAACTAATACACGATTAGCAAAAGCTGCTGCTGAGCCTAACCCATAACCTGTAGCTTCTACGCCTGATTTCTTTGCACCAACTTGAGTATCTGTTAACGATATGGTTTTACTGCCACCAGTTTTTTGCGCCATATTAAAATCTGCATCGGACGGATTGACACCGACTAGAGTCTGTCCTTGTGCAAATGCCACCCAAGTACCGCCAATTATAGTTGATGGATTTGTGCTGGTAATGCTGATATAGATTGCTCCAACGGGATAGACAAGATTTAGCAAAGAAGCCTTCTCAAGCTTATTGTCTGCCAAACTTTGCAGATACTGGGCAACTGTCAGTGTCTCTCCTTGAATCCCAGCGTGGATATCACTACCATTCAGAGTGATATCTGATGATAATATTTTACCGTTGACTTTCGTGTTTTTTATTCCGTCAATTTGTTCTTGAATCGGATTAAGATTTCCAATTGCTTCATTTGCCTTGCTGACAGCAGTATTCAAATCTGTTTTTACTGTGTTTGCAGTAGTAGTCACATTTGCAAGGTTGGTTCGAGCGGTATTGGCTGTGCTTGTGGCAGTATCCAATTGACCTTTTGCGGTGTTGGCCGCTGTAGTTGCCGTAGTAAGATTATTCTTAGCGGTATCTGCGGCGGTAGTTGTATTTACAAGATTTGTGCGTGCTGTATTTGCTGCCGTAGTGCTAGTATCAAGCTGACCCTTTGCAGTATTGGCAGCGGTTGTAACAGTTACAAGATTTGCGCGTGCCGTATTGGCTGTTCCTGTGGCGCTTTCTAACTGTGTTTTAGCTGTATTTGCTGCCGTCGTTTTCTGCGTTAGTAAATCCAAAATATCATCCGCAGCATCTAGCCTATCGCCTGCGTTTTCGGCTTTATCGGCTACCACTGTAACCTGTTCCACAATGTCCGCTGTTACGCTGTCAATTTCTCGTTTTAAATCTTCAAAGGTCATTAAACGTTTGACCTTGCCCGGCTCAAAGCAGATGTAGAATGTTCTTCCATCCACAGCGGAAGAATCACCCGAAAGTACCACCGCTATTTCGCCAGGCAACATTTTACTTGCATCGAAGTCATTATACTTCCCTCGGCGCATTACAATTGCCATAATTATTCCTCCCTATACTAAGCACAATGCTTGTGCTGTGCCACCATCCGCTAATCTGACTTGCTTCCATTTGACTTCGCCGCCGTTTCCAGCTTTTAGATACATCTTTTTAACGTCATAAACATCCATGCCTCCGGATGCCCCACCTATAGACCCCACATTTCTTAGTGTAACTGCGTCATCACTAGATTGTAAAAACTGATATGTTTTGCCATCTGTCTTAGGTATCCACATACTTTTTACATCAATAGAGGTTGCATCGATTCTTTGCGTTTTTAACCATGTAATATATCCGTCTGTCGGATGATTCATACCAGCAAGCCACCCTACATTTTGCCCGTCTTTTTTTACCCAAATGCCACCGCCCGATGTATCGGCAGTATAAACTCCATCACTACTGGCTGTGGTTAGACTACCTGTCAGCTTTGCAACACCTGTATTCATATTAATTTCGGTCTTGCCGTTAAGTGCCTTTAAATTACCAGCTTTTATCCAATCTGCATCCAGTCCCACAACAGATAGCATTCTCGCCACCATATCACCGTTCATGGTAAATCCGGTTGGATAAGTCTTGCCTCCATCTGTGCTAACCGCCCATGCTTCGGCTGTAAACTTCCATACAATCGTGGATTCTGCCAGTGTCTTTTTATCGTGGGCATAGCGGATTTTAGAGCCATCCGGTTGAGTAACATCTGTACTAAATAATCCTGAACTGTTTGCCAGTGTATTGGTTAAATCAGCGATTGCCTGCTCACGAGCGGTGGTTTCAACTTTTACCCGATTTCGCATCTCTACAATTGCTTTTGTAACAGCTGAATAACTGGCTGCACTTTTGCGGCTGGGCGTGGCCGCATCGCATGAAAAGTTCTCCATTTGCCCCACAGTGAAAGAGAGATTCGATAGATGGCAGCGATACGAATTGCCTTTGCGGTCTGATACGATAGCTACGTCACCAGCTTCAATGCTAGGGTCTGACAATGCCGACACGGATAATGGTCTAAACCGCAATCCGACTATTTTGGCGCCGAGATAATTGGCCACCGTCTGTCCCTGTCCTGCTTGAACAAAAGGATTGCCGTCAATTCCAAGCACATAGCCGGGTGTTCCTGACATAAACGTTGGTGAGTCCGATTCTTCGGTATCTTCCGTTACCTGTATGCCTGTAATCACCACGTCGTCTGTACCAATACTTTGCCTGTATTGAGTACGGTTTCATCTGAAGCATTGCCGCAAATATCAAACAAGGTTGTTTCTTCTGCTCTGCTCATCGGATACCCTGTGTCTTCAATCGTACCGAGAGCCAAATGAAAATCGCCTACCAGCATACGGATCAAATCAGAATACTTTTTATTGGTATAAATGTAGGTATCTTTATTTTTGAAGTACCGGAGTTGGTCATAGCAAGTCACCTGAATGACTGGCATATCTGATGAATGCTTTTTCTCGAATATATAACCATAAAACACATTGGCTTTGTTCACACGCAAAGAAACAGCATTTCCCTCTTGAAAGTTCAGGTTACTGTCTTTCACACAGGAAAATTTAAGCACCGCAGGGCTTCCCTTGCGGTGCGACTCTAGCGTTATATCATCTTTTACACAGGGCAGCATGATTTTGTCTCCGTTTTGAATCAAGATTTCCACACCTGCCGAAAGCATTTTTGTGTCAGTTAAGTTTCCTGTGCTATGCTGTGCGGTACTGCCCTCCACAGATTTCACGACTACTTTTGTAATATCTTTGGTTTCTTTCTCTGCCTTTGCTTTAGAGGAGTTTGCGGTTGTGCTAGAATTTAGTCCCGGTAAATCTGCATCAATATATGGTGTAGGGTCACTTCTCACTCCCGAAGCGTTCCAATATTCAAAATGCAAATGCGCTCCATAAGAATTTCCTGTATTGCCCATATATCCCAGCACATCGCCGCTATTCACCTTTTTACCCTTGCTGACAGAAACATACTGCAAATGGGCATATCGGGTAAAGCTGCCGTCTGTATGCGTTACATCCACATAATTTCCATAAGCCGTCATACCGGAAGAACCTTGACGATTTCCATAGCCTGAAACAGCGGCCGTCACCGTTCCGGCAGAATGTGCTACCACATAATCCGTGCCGCCGTGACTGCCAATCAGGTCAATGCCATGATGAGAGCTATGATACCCCTGTGTGACTTGATTTCCGTAATTTTGTAAAACTCTGCTCATCGTTCACCTCACGGAATTGTCAAGACAGTACCCGGAAAAATCCAGTGTCCGCCAGTAGACAACCCTCTTTTTCGAGCGGTATCGTCTATTAGTATTTTGTTAGCATTATAAATTGCTGTCCATTTTGTACCATTGCCAAGCTGTGTGCGAGCGATATCCCATAGTGTATCACCTGATTTTATCGTATAGCTTTTTACAGCTGGTTTGGTGGATGTATCACGATTATTTTGCACCGAAGCTTTTTTCTGCTGAATAACTACAATTTTAGTGCCATATTCCCGATACTGCTTAAGCTTCAAATCGACCACGAAGTCAATTCCCTCTTTGGCATTTTCCTCAATCGTGTAATCTTCAATACTCACTTTCATGGATGTATCCCAGTCAAGCTGACGGCCATTATCCAGTGTACGCAGAATGACAAAAGGTACTATTTTTCTTTCTGCCTTAATTTTGTTGAACAAAGCTAAATAATAAGCTCCTTCTTTAAAAGTCCCCTTGCCAGCTTTTGCATAGCGAGCAAAGGGATATTCTACGTTGGGTAAAAGCAGTTTGAAACTGATTTCAGAGAGCCCTGGTGCCTTTAAGATATTGATTTCTCCGTCATTAATCAAGTTTAATGTCTTGTTCTTATTGCTGGTTTTAATTTTTACGCTTCCGGGAGCAATCGGAAATAACACATCATTGAGATAGAATTGATACATTACACTGGTACCCCCTCTGCAGTAATCAGAAGAACTTCTTCTAACTTATTTGTGAATTTATAGACTAAGCCGTCAATATCATCATCTGACTTAATCTCATTACGCATTCCTGTCATATCAATTTTTACTTCTGCCGTGGTGAATTTGTTGATTGCCTGTCTTTCTGCAATTTCACGGAGATATTTTAGTTCCGTTTCAGATTTGTCCATTGTGTCCGCCATACGTCCGGTATTATCAGCTGTATCCGCTATGTTTCCTGCTGTGCCACCGTACCCACTAAGGTCATAGGCAGGATAATCTCCTGGGTTTGGAATATTACTTGTAAGGTCATCTGGATTAAACATATTTCCGACCTTATTTTCTATTCCTTCGCCAAAATTATAACCCGCATCCCAAGCTTCGCCATAGTCAAGACCACTAAACTGATAATCAGAAGCATTCAATTTTTCCATAACGACAACTTGGTCGCCAACAATTTCAGCCGTTTTTTCAGCAACCGTATTCCTGAATCCTTCAACTGCACCTGCCATATCAGTTTTCAGTATTGTATCAATTAATTTTGCTGCTGCTTGAACAATCCCAAGAATAAAGTCAAACATTCCACTGAATAAATTGATGATTGCACCAACAGGGTCATTGAACACATTCGCAAAGAAATTTGCGAATGTTGCAATCAGATTATACAGTTCAATACCAATACCAATTACTGCATTGACTACACCCACAATGATGTTCCAGATAGCAGCACCAACAAATGCAAACGCACCCATAATAATTCCGGTAGCTGAAATAGTTGAACCTGTTACTTTGTTAATGGCTGCTACCACCGCATATATAACAACTATTAAAGCAATAATTGCAAGGACAATCCATGTGACAGGAGAAGCTAGTAGTGCTGCATTAAATCCGTATTGTGCAGCTGTGGCACTCGCCTTTGCCATGGCTTCATTTCTTTCAGCTGCCGCAAGAGCTGTGTTTGCAGCTGCGGCTGCGTATGCTCTTACAGCTGCAATACCTTTGGAAATATTGTTTGCTGCCTCCATAACATTAGAAATACCTAAGTACAACATATACAGCATTAAAGCACTCACAACTCCCATAATAATTGGTTCTAATATCGACCAGTTATCATACATAAAACTGCCAACCGTTGCCACCAAATCGAATATTGTCATGACAATGCCTGAAACAGTTACCAATGCATTTATTACACCCGACACCAAATTTTGAAACCGCTCACTATTGGCTATCTCGTTTAATCGTTCCAATACTGGTTGAAAAGCCATCAGGGCATTATTCTGTATGCTGGTTCCTATTTGTGCAAAGGTCATCGGCATCTGCTCAAATTTTGCGTTGGTTTCATCCGCTGCAGAAAGCAGTGCCGATTTTACAATATCGGCAGTTATTTGCCCTTCACTTGCCATGTCCCGAATTTGCCCGATGGGAACGTCCATATAATCTGCAATGGTCTGAATAATCGTAGGAGCTTGTTCAAATACACTATTAAGTTCTTCCCCTCTAAGCACCCCTGAACCCATGGCTTGTGTAAGCTGAAGCATGGCAGCATCTACCCCTTGTGTAGATGTACCTGCAATAACAAACTGTTTGTTAAGTTGTTCTGAAAAAGCGATTAGTTCATCATTACTGCCAAAAGCATCTTTAGCCATAATCCCCATTTTAGAAACGGCATCAGCTGTATTAAGATAGGCACCACGAGAACGCTCTGCGGCCAAGAAAATTTTATCCTGCAATTGTTTTGTGGTTTGCAAGCCGTCATTCATCATATTTAATCGTGCTGTTGTTTGGGTCATAGTATCTGATAACCCAATAACTTTCTGTGCACTCTGAACCGATAGATAGGCAGCTGCTAAACCAAGAACTTTCTTTTCAAGCCCTCCCATTGCAGATTGACCATTTCTAATTGAATTATTAAAACGTTCTTGTTCATTCTTATTCTGTGAGATTTCATTTTCAATGTTATCTAAAACACCATTCATTTTAGATAATTCTTGTTGTGCCGATTGTATCTGTGCAGGATCTAAGGCACTTTGAGAAGCGTTGTCCAAGGAATCGAAAGAATTAATCACCGAATTCATGACACTTATCATTGAACGAAAAACAGGTGTCATTCTGTCTTGTAAATCTACCGAGCTGCGTAGAGTTCCGATTATTACCACCTCCTTTTGGATATAAGGAAAGCACCCCGCAATAGCAAGGGTGCTTCTTTCGTTTTTTTTCTATATATACTTTATAGGTCTATCGCCGTTTTTGTATCGTTGCTAAAAGCTCTTCCAAAATGATTCTTCATTGTTGTCGCCTTAAAATATTCACTTTCTGGAATTTCAAAACTGATATTATTAATTTGATTATCTTTAAGAAAATTGATAATCAAATAATTTGTAATACTCGTAGAAGTCTTTTCCTTTGTTCTTCCTCCAACCAACGCGCCCAAACCACCAAATAAAATTGCCCCTCCAACGGCTCCTCCAGCGCTTGACACATAATGCTTTTGGACATCTACATCAGAAACAATATCAACAACTGTAATTTTTTCTTTTGAAAGCTTAAAATCAGCCCCGCCGCCCGCAATGTTGAATCCGTCTAAGTTAACTGTCAAAGTACAGAAAGTCCCTTCGGCCAATGGCAAACCTGTAGCATGTTTTAAGTAGAGAGTTGTACCCCGCTCAAGAGCCTCTTTGCTTTTTATTTTATTTCGTTCTTGATTTTGTATCAGCTTTTCTTCTTTTTGTTTCTTAGATTTACTCACAAGTAAAATCAGCCCTATTATCATAAAAATAATTGTAATCGGAAGCGTTTCCACTAAATCAAGAGTGCCCCTTGCAAGTTCTACTACCAGTACGAAGCTTGTAATACACAAGAGAATAATTCCAGCTATTTTTTTACCGTTCATAATACCCTCCAAAACATTATTGAATATTACCATAATAAACCAATTTTAAAATAAAGTCTAGGGATATTAATGTTTTCGTACTTTCGCCGCTTCCTTTTTCTCATTTTCTACTCTGATTTCAATGGCAGCCACAATAAACGCTTTTTCTTCACGAGGTAAAGATAAATATTGCGAGGGCAACATATGGAATTTGTGTAAGCAATAGTACGCTATATTCGCTTCATAGTCACCCTCGTTGATTAGTTTTTTGCTTCGTCTACCTCTTCTTCAAAACTGGCAAACCCATTGATATCGGTTACAGCTTGGGCTAAATCACTCATCTCTCCCGGCAAAAGCATAGCGTTCAGCAAGTCTTCTGCGCACATCACACCATAACTGTCTTGCAAGACAGCATCCGCTAGATCGGGGAATTGAATACATTTAACGGCTAATTTTGTTTGATATGCAGGATAGTCAAATTCTGCCGATTGTTTCTTTCCTTTTTTTACTGTCTTGGTGCATTCTTTGCGCAAAATACTGTCCTCGTTGCTGGAAATACAGCCAATTACCCATGGAACAGGCGCCCCGTTTTCATCTTTCATTCGTTTTGACACTGCCACCTTTACCGGCTCAACTGCCTCAACATTTTCTCTTAAAAAAGCTTTCAAATCCATATCACATTATCCTTTCTTATTCTTATTGCATGCCCGGAATCGGTTTAAATTTTTCCGGCATTTCCCAATCTTCGAAAGTGAAGTCCATTTCTTCTTCCAAATATCCGCCCTCTGCATCAAATTTAGCCAAAATACCGCTGTCCATATTGCAATCTTTTAAGATTACGGTTTGACGGCCAGCAGAAGAAGTCGGGTCCTCATTGGTCACTTGGATATCAAAATAAACATCTTCGCCGCTCTCTTTATAACGATATAAAAGTTCACGGAAAATCGAGGTATTGAAATAGAAAGTGGCTGAGCCTGTTCCTTTCCAGCCGGTAGAGCGATTCCCCTTGCCTGTCTTGCCCAAAATCGGCACTTCATCTTTTGTTTTTTCCATTTTTGCTTCTAGGTTTAGAGCTTGGGCAAACTTATACCGCTGCCCTTGCATTGTCACATAACATTCTGCCAACGAAGCCGACAAGACATCCATTGCTTTCATAAAAGCCATATAAATTCCTCCTTATTCAACGGTTGTTGTCATATAAAGCTGTGTCATTGCATTAATAACCTGTACAGCTTCTTTTGCCACTACTGCTTTTTTGCCATATGCCTCTATAACCAAAGATTCTTTGTCATAGTTCTCTATGGCCCTTATCTCTTCAAGCTGCTGGCGATTGCGCAGAATATCATTCCACAAGCTGGTTCTTCCGGCAGCATCATTTGGGACTTTGCCAAGATATTTCTGTGCAAAGATTGTAGCCGTATCGTTAGCAATCTGGTCAAGCACTCGAACCACTTGATTTTGCTTAAAATCAATATTTTTTTCTTCCGTGTAGGTCACTAGTGTATTGATATCCTCTAGCACCCTAATATCGCCGCTGACATTGTGCAGGACAAACTTACCTGTATTAAGAGCTTCTGCAAGCTGCTCCTGCGTATAGTCCGCTTTTACGCTTAGTTCGCCGTCATATTTACAGTTGGTATTAGACTCATTTACCGTACAACCGGCAATCATACCAGTCACCCAGTAAATTAATCCGCTTTTTGTCAACACAGATGTATCTCCGCTTTCTATCTCATTTTCAACGGATATAACACCTTCATAGTCGGCCGTGGAATGCTGGAATAAAACAGTCTGAAATTTTACCCCCGTTTCTTCCCGGAGTCGTTTTGTATAAGCCACAAAAAGAGCTTTGACTGTATCATCTTCTGAAGGACAGCATAAAGCGTCAAAATGATAGCTTTCCATTACGCCGAGAAAATTCTGATATCCTGCAGCTGATGCGATTTCATTTGTCCCATTCACCAGTGGAACTCCTGCTTCTGTCTTGAGCTCCACTTCTTTTTTCCAGGTGACGTATTCATTACTATGCAGTTCACTGATATCTTGCACCGTCTGTTTATCTACCAAAGTAATATCCAAATACGTGCACACGTCAAATTGTGACGGATTGTCTACATTGGCATAAATCACCGTCTTTAGATGATTCCCTCCTATACCGCCATATCTTGCTGTGCAAAAGATATTTTCTGCTTTTGCGCCACCGTTGAGCCGATATGCATAGACGGTATTGGCATGACGAAACAGCTCTCGCCACATGACAAGCTTAGGATTGTCTACCGAATACCCCAAAATCTCTAAAGAATCTTTTTGGAAATCTTCTGCTGTTAGTTTTATAACTGTCTCTTCAGCACCCCAGTCTCCGATGAAAGGTACTGCAGCTGTCCCTCTTTCTGAAAGTGTGCTTCCTACTTTTGCCGCACTCACAAAATTGTGATAAATACCTGGCAAAGGTTTATTGATTGTTTGAAATGTTCCGCCACCTAAAGCCATTATTTTAGCCTCCTTTGTAAAAATTGATTGATAAGCTTTTCTGCTTGTTCAATCGTATAGTTTTCTTTCTCGTTTAGCACTGCTTGCAAAATGTCTGTTTTTTCTTTAAATCGCTTTGCTTGTAAAAGCTGATTTTTAGAAAATACTGATTCCTCTTTTTCAAGGTTTGCTTTTGCCATATTACGGTTCCTTTCTTGCGATAAGCTCTAAATTTTCCATATCGGGTTCGGCCACTACTTTTTCTGTCATTGGAAGTGTATACGTCAAAAAAGCGTTTAATGTGCCGTCTATCACTTCACATCGCATCGCTTCTGCTCTAATGAGGTCATTGTTTGGTAGCGTTAGCCATTCCAACTCTTTCAGAATTGTGCCGGAAATAGTCCACGCTTCCACTAAATTCTCTTCATTTTCCGAAAAGTGCTGAATATTAAGTGCAATTTGGCGGCTAAACCGCTTTCCTAGTTTTGCTGTATCAGACATATCCAATAAAGTAATCAAAAAAGAGGGTGTCTTAAATTCCTGCATCGGCTTTTCTGCGCCATAAACCGTATGACCATAAACTTGTTTTAGCTTACGGCTGACGGCACCAATTACCTCATTTACCATCAAATACCCCTTTCAAGAATTGCATAATTTGCGGTTCTAGCATTTGTTGAATATACTGTTCTGTCTGATTTTCCGATTTTTCCATGAAGAAACTACCTTGAACCCATGACTTTTTGAGCCTTAATCCAATTTGCGGAACATATCTCCCTGGTGTTTGCCGATGACCATAATTAACGTAAGAGGCATATTCCATTGGATTAAAAATTGTGATTTGAACTATATCGCCTTTGATTTGGACACGTTCTGCTGTCCATGCTCTCCGCAAAGTGCCGCCTGTTCGTTTAAACTGATACTGCGCTCTTTTTTCATAATCCTTAATAGGATTAAGATAATCCGGAGTTTCATAAACCGGAGTATTCTTTTTTAACGCTCTTAAAAGCCGTGCTGCTATTTGTTTAGCTAGCTTTTCAACAAATGCAGGACTTTCCTGTTCCGCTGCTTCCAAGCGTTTCAGCAAATTCTTTAAATCCTCATAGTTTACATTTTTACTCACTACGCCCACCCTTTGAACAGTTCAACGGGAATTTCTTGATGAACAGAATAAATAGAGGGCATACCGCTCCTTGTGTAGGTTTCGGTATGCCTATTTTGGGTTACTGTAATTTTAGAGCCGGAAGGGATTTCTTTGTCTTTGGATATCAATAGCTTGACTTGCTGGAATATCTTTGGTGTATCACCGTCAGAAGAAGGCGATGTAGACTGAAAAGAAATGCGGCAAGGTTCATTTTCAAAAATCATATTCTCTGTAAATTCTTCCATTTCTGTCACAGGATTGGTTCTGCCTTTTCTAACTTTTACTGTACAGCTTGCAGTAAACATACTGAAGACTGTTCTTTGATAGGTTGTCACCATGTTAGGCGCCTATATTGTTCAAACTGCCCTTTTCCGCTGTTCTTCAGAGTAGAAATCAACCTTTCAAATTTTTGCAAAGGAGTTTCTTCGTCTGTATAAGACACTGTGACATCTCCCTCTTTGATTTGCTTCACACTGCCGGCTGTGATTTGCGGAATAAATCCGTCTGCAGAAACAGCTGCTTTTTCAGAAAGAAATATGCCGGCCGCACGGTCAATCCACACATATTTTAAACCTACTGGAATATCAGAAATATTACAGATATTCTGAATTTCTGTTTCCGCTTTCTCAATAGAAAAATCAAGCATGAATCCGTCAGAATCTGCGACGGCATAACCAAAGCCAAGAATTCTTTTGCTGACTTGATCTTTGATTTCCATTGTTATCCCTTTCTTTTGCTGCTCTTGGGCTTTTTCTCTTCTGCAGAAGCCGCTTCATCAATTTCTACAACCTCTTCCTGTACTGGAGGGATTTCTTCTTGTTCTTGTGATTCTCCCTCTATTAAAACTCCTTCAGCAGGAATTTCTTCTTCAGGCTCTTCTTCCTGTTCTGGCAAAGGTTCTTCCCGTTCTATGTTATACCCCTTTGACTCAAACCATTTTATTAAATGTTCGTCTTCCGTTTCACCAACGCCATTTACAAACGTAATGCCGGCAGAAACACCGGCATATTGCTTGTTGGGAGCGATAATCTTAGTCATGATAAAACCTCCTTATTTCACTTTAATTTGTCTTAATGCCCCGGCTGCTTTTGTGGCTTTTAAGGCAACCGCTGCCACCATTTCGACCTCGCCTTTTTTGACGGCACCTGATGTGCTGTAATCAGGCAGCCATGTTTTAACAGGAGGCTGACCTGACATAGAAACCGCATGGAACCCGTCTAAACCAAAACGCACCGCATAGAGGGAAGTTGTGCCTTCCGCATCAATACCTGATACAGGCTTATTTTCGCCGGGTTTCTCTCCCAAATCGATTAATGGAGTTGAGCCGTAATGTTCAATCTGCTGGCCGAAGTTGTTTTTGCTTGTTTGATACATACCGGCACGTCTGGCGCAAGCTCTGATTTTGGCAATTAGTTTGAGATTTCCCATAATAGCCGAGGGAGTACCGTCCAATCCCATTAGGAATTCATCCAGAATATCCAAAAATTCTTTATAGTTGCTGTCTACTGCCGCTGACGTGGATAAATCAATGACAGCTGAGGGAATATATTCCGTGGAAGAACCGGCAATGGCTTTTTCCAAACCGTCAAAAGCTTTTTCTTCTACCGCTGAATCTCCGTTGATTACTGTATCGTTGAAAAGAGCAGATGCCGCTTTAATTTTCTGCTGCATCTGAAGAGTAACCTCTGATACAATGCCGCCCATACCGGCAATAATACGGTCCACCGCAAATGCACCACCGAACACTTTCAAGTCTACGGTATGGCGCTGTTTGTCTACCTCGTGAGTGCTGTATTCGTTATTGACAGCTCTAAACTCAGCTTTCGGCTGTGTGATTAAACGAGTATAGCCATAAGTGAGCGTTGCTCCGCCTCCTGTAGGTGATACGCAATCATCAAAAGTAAGATTGTTAAACAAAAAGTTTGATTTTGCAAATTCGTCAATGACTCCCACCTGCAAATCATCCTGTACGTTGAGCCTTGCTTGTGCTAATGTTACTGCCATAATGTTAAATTCCTCTCTTTATTCAGATTTTTCTAGTGTGTTTCTGACCGCCTCTTCCAGTGTAAGCGGTGTGGGTGTATCATCGGGCAAACCATCTCTACCCTGCCCAGGCTTTGTACTGTTAAGGTGTCGTGTCGCCGGCTTAGTAGATTCAAACAGATACCCGTCTGATTCCTGCAGTGTCTTGATAGCTTTTGCAATATCCTCTTTTTGGTTTTGGCTGGATTTCAGACTATCTAAATCAAGCAAAGCCATAACCGCTTTTGCGTTTTTACACTTTGCGGACATCGCTTGCTCATTGACCAGCGCACTAAAAGCTTGCTCTGCCAATTTCTGCTGATATTCTGTTTCTTTTGTCTGTAAATCAGTCTGCAGCTCTGTGATTTTACCCTGCAGTTTTTCCACATCCACACCCTCAAAGCTTTTCAGCTGTGTCTGCACCGTGGTAAGCTGACCCTGCAACTCGGTTGTTTTACCCTGCTCCTCCTCAACATCATTTTTGTTGATTTCCAAGATTTTTTCTACTTTATCCTCCGGAACACCAAGAGCCAATAATTCTTCTTTCTTCATAAAACCTTCCTTTCTTCCCTTATGGGGGTTAAAAAATTGTATAAAAACAGCACGCCCCCAAAAGGAAGCGTGCGTGTTAACGGATATTAAATTTATACTTAATCGTTCATCTCAAAAATCTCATCATATATTTTTTGGAGCTTTACGCCTTCTTCAGATAGGTTCTCCTGTTGGTCATCATACTCATTAACAATTACATCATCAATCGAGGAAAGCAGCTGTTCATCCGTTTCTTTTGTGAGTAAATCGTCTATATCATCAATATACGAAGACAAATATTCTTTTTGAGCAGTAGTAATTTTTATCATGAGCCACCTCACTTTCTGTGTCTAGGATTCGCTTGTATTAATTTACCTGTATCGGGGTTCGCTGTTACAATAACCCTTTCACCAAAATACCGGTCACTAGAAACAGTTTTTCCTACCCTTGAATCTATTTTTTCAGGATTAGTCAATGCTTGCTTTATATCCTCAATATCAACACCAGACCTCTTTTCTTCCACCGACCCAATAACACGGTTTATAAAATGATTCGATTTAGAGGTTATCTGTGTTCCTTTTGATGTTGTTAGCCTAATCAATATATTATCAATTTTATCGCTGGTATGTTCATAAAGAGTAAAGTCCGCAAGTGCAGTTAATTCGCCACTCTCTAAGCTCCTTGCGTATGCTTTAAACAGTTCGTATTTTTTATTATTATACTTTATTTCTTTGAAAATATCAATTGATTCAGGCGCGTTCTTCCCCAAGGTTTCAACGAAAGAATTATATTCTTTTAAATCTTTGCTCACAAGAATTTTTTCTTTCCATTCCTTGTATTTCATGCCCTCCGGCACAAAGGTTGTTTTGCTGTCTGCATCTCGTGCAAAGCGTGTGCCGATATTATCATCAAAATAAGGGACTTTATCACAACGGCAACGTACATGAAATGGTGGTGCCGTAACACCCACAGTGTAGTCTTTCATATCAAAGACTCGACCGTCCATATCGCCGCATTCCGAGCAGGTAGTGGAATCAAGCGTGGCATCTATTTCATACTGCTCAACGTCTAAATCTTCATAACACTGTTTTTCGGCTTCCGCACTGAAATAAGCTGATTCATTAGAAACCAACGTGGCAGCTTTATGCATTTGTACATTGAACGTTTTAGATATACGTTTAATGAGTTGGTCAGGGGAATCACCTCGAATTAGCGTTTGAGCAATGCCTGTTTCTAGCTCTGCAATAAGTTTTTCTTTGTTTGTCCAGCAGCGGTCCTTAAAAGTGAAGTTGTCCGGTGTCCATGGCTTATCCAGTACCCTTTGTACCTGTGAGGGACTGAACCGATTGAGCTGAACCCCGTACCCCACCCCTTTTTGAATCTCAAAAGCTGTGCGATAATAATTTTCTGTGTATGTACTATTAAGGTGCTTTTCTATGCCTTGTACCTGCTTGTTTTCAAGCATTTCCAGTTCATGCCGGACTTGCATTTCTAGTGATTCCAAACGGCTGATATGTACCTTAGCAGAAGCATTCTCAAGCTGTTTTTTCCAATCAGCAGAAACACCATTTGCTTGGCCATACTTGATATATTCTTCTACGGTCCAATGGAATTCCTCCAATTCGTTGGCTGACAGCATTTTTCTGGCATCAGCAAGGCCTATGCTGTTGTTTTTTGCAATTCTTTCAAACCATCTGTCAATATCCTCTGTGAGAGAATGCAGTGCTTTTTTATACTCTCTGTTTAGAGATTCTATCAAAACATCGTCTTGCCGAAGCTGCCGCTTTTTCACTTCTATAATCCGCTTTCGCCAATAATCACGATTCTTCATCTTCGTCCTCTCCGTGAGTATGTGCATTTGGATAATTTAAGCTTTGCGTGGCTTTTTCCAAATTGCGCTGCTCCTGCTGCTGTATCCGCTCCAACTCTTCTTGCACATTGGTAACATAGGGATGTTGAGCAATCAAGGTTTCGTCCGAAAGAATACCCACAGAATTTTTAATGTCCGTTATGACCTCGGATTCTGAAATAATGGTATCACGGTTAAACACTACATTAACCTGTTCTTTTAGAAAATCCCCTTGCCCTGTAAACGCTAAAAACTGATTGACAAACCACAATAAATCTTCAAAAGCTGCCTGAAATTCCGTTTCCATGCTGTTGGCATCTAAATCAATATCATTTAGCACTGACTTAATATTCATCTGATTAGGAGATCCACTTGTCCGCAAATCTGCAGCATCATATCCCATAGCGTTAGATACCAACGCTCTTTTGAAAATGTCCAGTATTGCTTTATAGTTCTCCGAATTCACGTTTATTTCCAGTGCATCGACTCCTCCCTGGGCCTCTTGCGTGGACTTTACGTTGACAGCACCCGCAACCATAAGATTATGCCGAAACTCTGACAAATCTGTTCCGCCAAAGTTTTTAATAATCAGTATGGTATTGCGATAATCTTCCTGCATATTGTTCTGGAAATCTGAAAGAATGGCATTGATTCCGTCTTGCAGGCTCTTTATTTTGGTGATAAGAGGAATCTCGCTATTATTGCACTTGAATGCAATAAGGGGGATCCGTCCCCAATTCATGGATGTGATTCCCTCTTTAGATTCTGTATACAGATATTGCGCATTACTTTTTGTGGAATCAGCAACTAGCGAACCATTGACCAAGTCATAATATTCAATGCCGGTATCACGGTATATTTCTACTTTTTCGGCTATGCGATAATTAATGCCCTCATAAACCTCAACTTGATACAATCTCACAGCCATATCAATTTCTGTGTGTTCTCTATTTTTCCAAAACGGCAGAATCTCATATGATTTAAATGTACTAATTTTAAGAGTATCGTCCTCTATGTACGGATACAACCATGCGATACTGCCGTTAAAACAATCTTCTCCCATGTTGCGGAAGGTGCGCTGAAATCTTCGATTGAAAATATTTTTCAGCAGTTCTGTATAGGTTTCGTTCTTGCCGTCAAAAGTGAGTGGCTTACCTAACAAATAGTTGGTTTTCTGATTCACCATTTTTGCATATTGATTATCCATAACCCGATTGTTAGGCAAATTATGCAGTTCTACCAATTCTCCACCTTTTCCTATTGCCATCCGCTTTCGCTTTAAAACATCATGCTGCCCTCTGTAGTATCGTTCCCCCTGAATTGCCGCTTTCCTCTGAGGAGAACGCTTCCAACGAGATATTTCAAGTTCAATAAATCTTTGCTCAGGTATAGCCGCAGCAGCCCCTTTTTTTATGATCTTTGCCAATCTTCTATTTTCATCTCTGCCAAAAAACACATTTTCACCTCGTTACATAAAGCTATAAATTTCGTTTGTTCCTATTTTTTCAGCAATACCCGTCGTGGCATCGGGGGCATCATCATGAGCATTCTTACCCTCTTTTTGGTATCGATTCATGGCTTCGTAATATTCTGGCCACCGATCCTTCCAGTTAGCTGGAAAGTAGATGTGATTCATTACCCATGTGCTGTTAGTAAGGATTCGTGCAATTTTGTTTTTGGATTGGTGGAAAGGACGAATCTGACAACGGTTAGAGCTATATCTTTCTTTTAGCTCCCTCTCCACATTCCTAGCAAATCCCCTACCGCCGTTATTGGATTCAATGTCGCTGACATTTACATGGCTTCCATGCAGCATTTTGGCCGTTGCCGGTTCTGTGATTTCCATGCCATCTTTTGTGTAAAGCACGTCTAAAACATAAGCCTCACCGTTATACTCTCCGTAGTTAATACTGCATAGATAGTCGCTGCCAGTGTCGGCTGTATCGGTATAATTGCTGATACGAGTAAACAATGGGTTGTTATTACTATCTATCGGTATCTTGTCATATGTCTTGAAACTGGTATACAGTCTGCCTTTAATATCAATCGGGCTTTGCTGATAGTTTGCTTCAGCAATATCAATTCCCATTAAACCACGTTTATCTTCATATGATTTGCGTGATAAGATTTCGTCACACAGCATTGTGCCATCATCTTGCAGAGCTTTGTAGGTGATATGCTTGATTCTAGCACCGATTTTCGTATAATGCGCCAATGCTCGACCGGCTAAGTCTTGACTATGCCAGCGCGTCATGACAATAATTATCTTGCCGCCTTCCTCCAAACGGGAAAGCATTGTGTTTGTGAACCATTCCCAGTGCTTTTCTAACACATCGGCATTATTGGCTTCTAGTGCCGACTTGATAACATCATCAATAATCAGCAGAGAAGCGCCAAAGCCTGTTGCAGTACCGGTAGGGGATGTTGCCAAATAATTGTTATATCCACCCTCTAGGGACCACATATTCATAGCAGCATCGCCATATTTGATTCTTACCCCAGGGAAGATATCAGAATATACTAGCTTTGTGGCATCCGCTTTCTGTTCCAAAATTGTATTTCTAACATTCTTGGAAAAAACTGTTGAAAGTGTTTCGTTATAGGAGCCTGTCATAATCTTTTCTCTTTGATTACGGCCTAAAACCCACTCTACAAAGCAGCCTACTGTACGTGATTTCCCGTGTCTTGGCGGCATGTTGACTACTAATACTTCATCTTCACCCTCATAAAAAGCTTGCAAATCGTCGCAGAAATCAACGAGAAACCGCCTCTCACGCTTATAAAAGTCGGGAGCTTTTACGTTGCAGTAATTAAAAAAGCGCCTTTGCGACTGCAAAAGCACCTTCTTCTTTTTGGCCTGATATTCAGCCATTCTATCCACTTTCATCAATCCCAAGCAATCCGTTCAATTTTTCAATTTCGGTGTCCAGCTGCTCATTGGAAAGATTCATGCCTATATCACCCTCAACCGCAATATCTTTTTTATCTCTCCAAGCATCCGGCTTACGATTTTTAAGCCAAAAAACAGCAGCCCCCACATCAGGAGCTACTTGCTTCACAACCTGTACAACTTTTCTTGATAGTACCTGCCCGGCACCGTTAGTTTCCATCTCTATTTTTTCTTCGCAATATTCAAAGCCTTTAGCTCGTTTAAGAAGTGCGTTTTCGACTTCAATATCAACAACTTCCTTGCCCTTTTTTAAGGCCTCCGAAATCTCCGAATACTTCTTTTTCCAATCATAGAGAGTAGACGGCGTAATATTCATTTTCTTAGCAAGCTGTTCATCGGTTAAACCATCTCTTGCCCAAGCTTCAAGCCGTAATATTCCATCAGGTGTTAGCCACTCTTGATATTTGCCTTTCGCCAC